GTCCTCAACCTCGCCGAACCCGTAGGCGATGGTCCCGAGCCAGCGGGTGGCGTTGGCGCCGTCGCTGGCGATACAGCGCTGCGATTCCAGCTCGACCATCCACTTGAGGGCGCAGCCAATGGCGCCCTCGCACAGCAAGAAGTTGGTGCGGTCGGCGCCGCTGTTGGCGGTCGGCACCAGGGTGTGGGCAAAGATGGGGACGCCGGCAAAGCTGCCGCTGTACTGCTGCATCACGCCGGTGCTGGCCCCGTACACGTCAGCGATCTTGCTCGCCTCGGCGTACTGGTTGCCCTGGTTGGACAGGGCCTCGAAGCCCTCGCCCCGAATGTCGTAGATAGCCTGCGGGTGCATAACAAACGCAGGCCGCACGGAGCAAGCGCCCGGGGCGTTGGTCTGCAGGTTCTTGATGGCCTCGAGCAGGTCATCATAGCCGGCGTCAACGCCGGTGCTGCCGACGTTCTGCGAGGCGCCGTCAAAACTAGCGCCGAGCGCAGCCCAGGTGGTCTCAAGCTGGGCGACCAGCGCGCCCGCCATCTCCGCGGCAACCTGCGACGCCACATCGTACACGCTGGATCGCGCCAGCATATCGGTGATGGTGACGCTGACACCATACTCGGCCGCCGAGATGGTCACGTCGGTGGGGTTGTATGCGGTGTTGGCAACCAGGGTGTCGTCGGTGGACTTCGAACTGGCCGACAGCTCATTGTTCTTGACAAACGCCACGGTGCGGGTGGGCATCGAGCCGATGTCAACAACCCGCGAGAGGGCGAGGCTGATGGAGCCGTCACGCATGGTCTGATAGACCTCGCGGCTGATGAACTCGCTGTCAATCGCCTCGGTGGCGGTCGTATAGGTTCCGGCATTGGTCAGAGTAGTCATTGTCTCTCAGTCTCCTAGCCCCCGCCGCCCTGCCGTCGCTGCCACCAGTTTTTGCGGCTCTCCCGCACCTCCTCGATGGGCGCCTTACGCATCCATTCAACATACTCAGGCGTCCCGTATGGCGGCGGGGTATTGCCGGGCCCTGGCGCCGGCGTATTCGGCACAGGCGGGGCTGTGGGCTTTTTGGTCGTGTACTGTGAAAGTCGCTCGGCCAACTTTAGCCGCTCGACAGGGCTGAGGCTTTCGGGCACGGCCTCGCGCAGGTCGTCGGGCAACGCACCAACGGCGTGCTCCACACGCTCGCTGAAGTAGGCTGCCATGTGCTCATGCTCGGTCAGCTTCGGGGCTTCCGCCTCATACTTGGCCAGCAACGCCTCGTAGGCTTCCTTGTACTGGCCCTGCTGCGCCGAGCGCTGCGCCGCTTCCTGCTGCGCCTCCTTGTCCCTGGCCTCAACCTCGCGCAGGCGCGCCTTTAGCTCATCGCGCTTTGCGATGGCCCTTTTTGCCTCCTGCTCCCAATAGTCGCCGCTTGGCTTGGCTTCCGCCTCGCCCTGCGAGCCGGCGCCCTCGGCCTCCACCGGGGCCGCCGCATTCTCCTCAGGCATGTTGCTCCTCGTCGTCAAACCGCTCGATCACCAAACAACTTGCGGTGGCGGTCGACGATTCTTTTGTGCTCGGCAACGGCCCGCGCCTCGGCGGCATCCGCCCCGCGCTTGCGGGCCCGCATCGCCCTCTTGGCCGCCGCCCTCGCCTTCCGGCCGACCTGGCGGCGTATGCTGCGCTTTGCCTCCTTGACAAAGGCCAGCACGTGATCGCGCCTGATGGCGCCAACAATTGTTTTTAGCTCGGCGTCACTGATGCCGAGAAACTCGCGTCGCGGGCAGTTCTTGGCATTGGCTCCGGTCTGGCATGTATTGGCCCGCCATTTATGCGGAATGCGCTGCTCGCGCACGTTTACGGCCTCGGCGGCGGCCTTGAAGTCCTTGCGCTTCATGCCGGCCTCTTTGGCCGCCGCGCCCAGACTGCCCGCGCGGCTGATCCTGCGGCGCATCGCAGCGTTTTCGCTGGTGTGCTCCGCGCCCCATTCAACACGCGCCACCGACCAGCCGCCACCGGGGCGGATATACGCCGCCCTAATCTTACGAAACGTCAGCGCCTTGGCATCGAGTATGCGCGGCATGATAATCAAATTGTCCATCATGCGCCTACCGCGAGGCACGTTGTACGGCGACCGCAGCCGCACCGGGTCGCTGGGGCTTCTAACCACGCCCTCTACCCAGCGCCCTTTGTCGTCGCGCCTGATGGTGCCGTCCTCATTAAGCGACAGCGCCGTTCGTTGTTTATGCGGCGTAAACGCGGCGCCGGTGACGCTCTTGCCGCGTGCCGTGCGGCGCTCTATTGTGTCGCGACAGGACTGCGCGAGATAATGCAGCATAAAGCCGCTATCAGCCTCGTACTGCATAAAATTTTTGCTCAGGCTCAAATCCATGCCCCAGCCGCCGGCGCTGCTGGCCCGAGCGCCCCTGGCCCTAGCCCTGGCCCTGGCCATCGTCCTGCGGCGGCGCGGGCGGCGTGGCCTGCGGAGCCTCCTTGTCGGCGCGCTTCATGTCCTGAGCAAAGGCGCGCGCCCGGTCGGCCTTGGCCCGCTTATTTGCTTCATACTTCTGCGCGGCCGTGTCGAGGTCCGGCGCCAGCCGCAGCCTCACCATCTCCTCGGGCCACGAGCTCACCCCGGCCGCCACGCGGGCCTCTGAGAGCTCAAACTCGGCCTGGTCATCCAGCGGCACGGCGAGATCGCCCGGCGCCCACCGCAACTCGGCGTCTGCCGGCAGGTCCTCGCCGAGCACCGCACCGCCCAGGTAGCGCACCACCGGCCAAAGCCAGCGTTCCTCGGCCTCGCGGTACAGCGCCATCCGCGACAGCCGCGCCTCAAGCATGGGCTGGTTCTTGACTTTCAGGGCCACCCCGCTCTCATAGCTGGGGTCGGCGCTGGCGCTGCCGGGCGCCAGGCTGTGTAGCGCCAACCAGCGACCAATGAGGTTGTCCGCAGCCTCCTTGACCGCAGCGATCTGCGGCTGATATACCAAGCTGCCAAACTGCCCGGCCTCGCCGGCGTTCCACACTGTGCCGGGACCGCCAACTAGCTTCTGATTGGGCTCGGGGCCCGCGTACCAGACCTGTGTAAACGACTGATTTTCAATGGTATACAGCAAATCTGTATACATAATAGCGATCGCGTCGCACACCGCCAAATCATCCGCCGGCGGGTCTTCGTACAGCGCCCCGCCGTCGCGGTCCTCGAACGGCACAGCCACCCACGGCAGTAGGCCCCACCGTGACATTTCGGGCCGCGCCACGGCGCCGCTGCCTGTCTGGATGGTCAGCGACCAGCCGTCTCTCTCCCGCACCCACACCTCATAGCGACGGTCAGCGCCCAGACCCGACACCCCATCGGCGCTGGTTATCTCAGCAACAAGGGCCGCGGCGCGCTGTAGGTCTGCGGGGCGGTCTGGGTCCGGAATAACGTGGACGCTGTCTGGCCACCGCGGAGAGAACACAAGTCGACCGTTATCAACGTCGGTAGCCACTCGCAAAAACGCCAGGCGCGCCGCGGCTGCAATCTGCTCAACCCGCTGCAACTTGTTGTCGGCCATGGCGCCAGCGTATAGCTGGGCTGCCTTCGCTGTAAGCCCGTCATCCGGCGCCCCACCGGCCGCCACCTCGCGCCGCGGGCTGGCCCGGTAGATGGTGGCCTGGCGCTCAGCCAGGTGGCGGAACAGCGGCACCGGGTAGGCCGACATTTTGTGGCCCTGCTGCGGAAAACGTGACGCAATCTCGGCTCTGATGTGCGGTGCCTGGTGGCCGCGGTAATAGTCCCGCCGCTTGGCGATGGCTGCCTGGTAGGTGTGGCTCTTCCACTTGCCAGCCTCGCTTAGCAGGTCGTTTAACTGATTGGCCATATTCCGCTGTCCGTGCCTCTTAACCCGCTTAACAAGGTGTGCGCTTGTGCTCTGCCAAAGCCCGCTCAAAGGTAACTCTCAACGCTGGCGCCCTTTATGCCATAATGTCGGACCATATACCGCAGAGCATCCATAACGTGATCAATCTGATCTGCGTGCTTGCCCTTTAGCGGCCTTGAAGTGCCCTCTTGATAAACATAACTCTGTAGGCCGCGCAGTAAGCCGCGGTAACCGCACTCGGCCCCCAGCGACTTGGCGAAATATAGCCGCGTTTCGCCCTTGGCGTTACGCAGCATAGCGCGCACGCGCTCAACTCCAGTATTGATCGAGCGCAACACCGATGTCCCAGGCCCACGCAAGTAGCGCACGCCGGGGCGCACCCCGCCGTCAGCGAGCCCGTTTTTCAGCGCCACCACATCCAAGATGCCGCCATGCTCGCTGGCGCTGCTGCTGTGCGACGCGCCCGCCGGGTCGACGGCTATCCACTCCAACTCGTGGTCGCCGCCGCGCGGGTACATCGACGCGATGCGCTGCCCAAGCGCCTCAGTGCTAAGGTTGTCAATCACCAGCTCGTCAAACACCACCAGCGACTCAGGCGGCAGCACAACGCCCCCCGCCAGTACGGCGCCGCGCGGGTACGGCACAGCGAACACAACTGCCGGCCACCGAAACCCAAAATCACATCCGGCGATAACTGGTGAGCCCGGCGGCGGCTCATAGTCAATGAGGTGCAACGATCTGTCGAATTCGGGATAAACGCCGCCCTCAAGCGTCACCCACTCGCCGTCAACATACGCACGCGCCTGGGCCTCGCTGTAAGAAGCCAGCAGGCTGTCAACGTACTCTGGATCTAAGTATGTGTTCTCGCGGCTGCTGGCGCGTATCACTTCGCGCCCGGCCATGCCGCCGTCAAACTCCCGCTGTAGCCAGCCGCCGGCCTTTGGCGTCGTAGTCAGCGCCATCTGCAGCCGCGGCGCGCCCTTGACGCGCAGCCGACCGAGCAGGATGCGGTAGGCTTCGCCGCTAGGGTCCCACAGCCTGGCCTCGTCGCCCCACACCCAGGACAGATTAGAGCCCTCAAGGCTGCCCGGCGTGTCGGTGCTGCCGTACCAGACCACAGAGCCGTTAGCGAGCTCAATGCGCGCCTCGTGCTTATTGTGATCCACCACAAACGGCTTGGCTAGCGACAAAAAAGCCGGCAGCGCGACCCGCACAAGCTGTTTATGCGTCGGCGCTACGATCATCCCTTCCAGCCCCTCGTTGCGGGCCGCTAGGTCCAGCGCCTTGGCAGCACCGCCGAAGCTCTTACCGCTGCCGTAGCCGCCAATAAACCCAACTACGCGGGCATCACTTTGTAGCAGGGCCGCTTGTTTTGGCAGCAGAGTCTGCGATATTCCAGACGACGCTGATCGTCTTTTGGTTCTCCGTTTCCTCATCCGGCTCAGCCACCTCGGCCTCTAGCAGGCCGCGGGCCGCAAGCCGCAGCTCGGTTTGGATCGCGGTGATTTCCTTTGCGGTCGGCTCCACCCGGCCCGCCTCCACCGCGTCCATGGCGATGGCCATGCGCTGCTGGGCCAGCGACAACACCTCACGCGCCGCCGCCAACGAATCAATCTCGCCGCGCGCCACGGCGCCGGCGACCGCGCGCCGCTCTTCCGGCCAATACCGACTAAATAGCCCGTGCTTATATAGATGGTGCTGCGGCCCGGCCTCCACCGCATCGCCGCCATGTAACTTACAGCGGCCCCGTCCGGGCACCGCCCACCGCTTGCATGTCGTGCCCGTGCGAGTCCTGGCACCGCAGCGCTTCCGCGCCTCGGCTGCCTTCATAGGGTATCCTCTTTTTCTGGGGGGCTATGTGACTGAAAAAAAAAC